ATAATATATATTTATTTCTTTAAGTCCTGTCTTTTTGTAATTTAATTTTATTTTTTTATTTTTTTTTTTATTTTTTTTATTTTTTTATTTTTTTTTATTTATTTTTGCATTTTTTCAATTCTTTCATTTTCTAAAATTGTCATTTGAGTTTTTAAATAATCGAAATTATTGCTGTTTCTGTAGATTTCAGGAACTTTAGCAAATGCATCTTCATTTAAATACTTACTTAATAAAACCATTTTAATTAATGCTCTATTAGTTTCTGTATCATCATTTATAAATTTAATTAAATTAATCGCTTTGCCTATGTTATTATTAAATGCTTCTTGTCCTCCATAATATTCAAAGTATGAAACATTAAATTCATGATAAACAAGGTCTTTAAGTTCTTCAACGTAGTTAATATTAAGAGACATTTTTATAATTTATTATTATTTATTTTATATAATATATAATATAGTCATTTCTTTAAGTCATTTTAAAAAATTATTTTTTTGAATATTTTATTTTACGCCCTTAATGGAATATTAGAGAGACAGACAGACAAAAAAAAACCACTTGATATAATTTTAGACCACTTGAAAAAAAATGATCCACTTAATAAATTTTAAAATCCTTTCTAAAACCTTATATTATTCAATTATAGATACTATAAATAACTATATTTATTAATTATATAATAAGTGGTTTAGAAATGTGGTTTATTTTTATAAATTTAAATTTAAAATAATTATAATACTATTAATAATAATATTATAATAATATAACTTTGGAAAATACCACGCCACATGGCACGAAAAGAAACCATAAATTATTTGTCTGTCTGTCCCCCCTATCCCATAGTATGGCGCATATTATAATTCACCCTTTGGTTTCTTAATGATTAGGAATAAAAGGAATAGAACCATATAATATACTATTATTTATATCTTCATCTAGTTGTGTTACATTTGTAAAGTTTCTAAATGGTGAATTTATATCAATAGCTACTGATTGATTTTGTGGATCATATCCTCCATATTTCTGCCATAGAGATAATTGAGGCATACCCCTATCATTAAAAAATTCTTCTTCATTCTCTTGAAATTTCATCTCAGGTAATGCTGGTAATGGTGCACCTATAAAATATTCAGTTAATTGTTCATTAGTAAATGGTAAATCATCACTAAACATTGGGTGTACATCTACCCCTGCTCCTCTATATCTTATTTCATCTTCTTGTAATGCTTGTAATTTAAGAGGATTAGTGGCTGCAGTTCCATTAGCACCTTCACTAGTAGGATTTACAAAATCAAACATATTCCATTCATCCTGATCTGCTTGTATTTGTTGGTTTGTTGGTTGTAATATATCAACACTAGGTATAATAAATTTAGGTCTGAGTTTTCCTGTTCCTTTACTTTCTTGTTGAACAACTTTTAAAGTATCAGGTGGAACTGTAATAGGTTGTCTTAATAATCTTTCTGCAGTTTCACCAATAGCACCGCCAACAGTAGCACCAGGAATACCACCAACAGCACCACCAAGAGCACCACCTACACCTGCTCCCAATCCAGTAGTTGCACCACCAGCAACAGTAGCAGCACCAGCAGCAAAACCTATACCAATACCAGCACCTACTGTTCCTAATCCTATCCTACTAGTTGCTGGCACTTCTGCCTCTACATCTATACCTTGTTTAGGTTGTCCCTTTTGTTCTTCTTTTCTTTCTTGTTTTGGTAATCTTTTTATTTCTCTTCTTACATTAATTTCATCATTTATAGCTCCTAATATATCATCTGTTGTAAAGTCAGGTTGTCCAAATAATATAGAAGATCCGGTTATATCATCTAAAAAATTATTAGATCTTATATTTAATTGAGCTATAGTGTTTTCATCATCTATATTATCTGTAATTTGTTGTCTTAATATATCAGGTGTTAAATATATTTCATTTCTATTAATAGTTCCAAATATAGGGTCAGCATCTTGTAGTAAATCTAATGATATATCTAGGGCAGCATTATAACTTTCTATATATGATTGTTCAGCTTCTGGTATTTCTCTAATTGCTGATACTCTGGGTTCAACTGTTCCTGACACAGATACTCTATTAAAATATCTATCTACATTTACTCCACTATTTTGTGCGATATCTAATATAGAATTAATAACTGTTTGACCTGCTGGGCTAACTCCAGCATATAACATACCAAGACCAACAATACCACGTAATATATTTTGTGCTGATACATTACCATTTAGTATTTCTCTTACTTGTGGTCTAACTCCTTCAGGTGCTCTTGCTACTAATTGATTTACACTAGCTCTACTTAATTCAGCAGATTGTCTTATTGCATCATTAAATCTATCAATACTTAATGGTCTATTAATATTTTCTTCTTGTCGGACTTGTTCTGATCCACCTGATACTGCTTCTTGTTGAGCATCTTCTATTGGATCACCACCTGCTCCTGCCTCAGGTATTGCTGCTTGTCCCTGGTTAATTTCAATATTAGAAAGATTTGAACTACTTGATATTGCCTCATCTGGACTACTAACATTTCTATTTTCTTCATCAAAGGCATCTATTAATGATTGCTGGTTTAATACTTGATTTGTAATAGTTTTATATCTATCACTTAATAATTTCATCATACTTTTTATATTTTGTTTTTTAGCTTCTGTTATTGGTGGTTGTTGTCCTAATTGCGATAATAAATCACTGTATTCACTAATTATATCATCTGTTGTCATTCTGCTTAGTGGTATTGCTTGTTCTCTTTCAATCTGTTGTGCTTCTTGTGTTGATGATGGTAGGACTGATGACACGTTTATTTGTGGATTAGGATTTTCAAGTTGTTCTTGTCCTCTTGCTATTGCCTCTGCTTGTGTTTCTTTTTTTTCTTGTTTGCGTTTTACACTTGGTGTAGGACTAGGAGCTACAGGACTAGGAGTAGGAGCAGGTATACCAGATGGAAAAGGAACCATAAAATAATTTTGATAATTAGTAATATTTCTAATAATATTATTAGCTGCTTGTTCAGTTGATTCTGTTTCATTAATTAAATTTAATAGTCTATCAGCTTCATCTAAATTATTATTTAAATATTTTACAGTTTTTTGTTTTGATATTTTGCCTTTATTAGTTGATAATTCTTTAACCATTCTATTTTTAATTGATTTCTCTTTTAATCTATTATATACTGCTAATAGCAGTGCAAATATTTGTGATATTTCTTTATTTCTCTTAGTCATGCTACTATCTTTAATAGATTTCATTTAATTATTTTATTATATAATAATATTATATTATATAAAAATTATGAGCGATAATAAAGAATTGGGTAATAAACTTACAAAAGAAGATAAAGAGCGAGAGAAAGAACAAAATGAAATTATTAAAGCATCTAAGACATCATCAAAAACAAATATATTACATACTATTAAATTTAATAGTGAATTAGATAAACAAGTATTTGATATGCTACCACTATCAGATGCACAGAAAGAAGAATTAATTTTATCAGTAGAATTTAATACTGATTTAGAAACTATAACGGATAATAATTGGGACGGTAGGTTATCTCCTGTTATTCCTGAGGGTTTAAATGGAGATGTAGAAACAAATTTATTTGATATTAAACAAGAAGTAGGAGAAGAATTAGAATGTGTAGGTGGTTGTGATATTAAAAAAAATATAAACTAATTATATATATGGTTCAATTTAGAAAGAGTAAAAGTAAATTTAAAAAATATGATGCATTAACCCCTAAAGGTAGGTGGATACCTTTTGGGGATAAAAGATATCGCCAATATAGGGACACTACACCACTTAAACTATATAAAAATTTAGATCATAATGATCCTGAAAGACGTAAAAAATATAGAGCAAGACACAAAGAAATTAAATTAAAAGATGGTACACCTGCTTATTTAGATAAAGAACAGCCCGCATTTTATAGTTGGAATTTTTTGTGGTAGGTAAAGTTTTTAGTTTATTATATATAAAAAATTATATATAGTATATAATAGGGATAGGTTTTATTCCTCAACTTATGGCCACCTTTATATGTTCGGATTTGTTAAATATTTATTGTTAATAATAATTTTCAGAGATACATTTAAAAATAGTATATATATTAAGGGAGACCCCCTTATTCAATAATTTTGATGATTATATTTTTTATTTAAAGTAAAAGATGACATATTATTGATGATTGAGAATAAATGATTTATTAATTAATATTATATAAAGTGCTTACTTTATAATTTTTGAGTTTGTAATAACATAAATCATTTTATAATATAACAATATTATATAATGACTATTCAATCTGTTTTAATTCCTAAAAAAAATTTTACATTTCAAAAAGCAAAAAAATATATTAGAGATAATAATTATATATTTAAGAAAGTAGATATTGCACCTAACTTTTTCAGATTTAGACAATTGGAACCAGAACTATTTGATAATAAATCATACATCACAAAAACACTTGATAATGGGGTATTATTAGTTATAGGAGATTTAAAGAAATAAATATATATATGTATATGATATTATGTGTAAAAAAAGTGAATTTAAAAATTTATTAGATAAAATTAAATTATACGGAACAAATAGTAAAAAATTAAATCTTTGCGACTGGGAACAAGTTATATATTCTGATCCACAATATACACATTCTATAAGTTCATGTGTATTAGAAGATTATGAAAAAACAATACAAAATGAAGATATTAATATGAGAATTTGTGGATGTAATAAACAGAATTTAAAATATTCATCTGTTATATTTAATACTAAGACAAAACAATATATAGTTGTTGGTTCTACTTGTATTAAAAAATTATATGATTCAGAAGAAATAAATCTAGAGGCAGAAGAACTGGAAACATTAGCTAGATGGATTAATAGACAGAAATATTTAAATTCATTATCAAAAATAAAATATAGTATTGAAAATAATGAACCAATGGTTTTATATTCTACAGGTTTAACTATGGATACTCCATTTAAACAGTCATCTTCATTATGGGTATCAATTAAATTATTTAATAGACTAATGGATAAGATAGAACAATTAGGATATGACATATACCATAAAAAAAGATTAGGTAAAAATTATATACTAATTGATAGTGTATATGATATACCTGATTATCTTGATACATATTGCAATACATTACAAGTTAAACCATATATAAAAAATAATTATTTAAGATTTCAATTAATTACACCAACAGTTAAAACTTATAAAAAAATATTATTAAAAATGAATGATGATGATTCAGATTAACCATTAACCATATAATATTGTTATTATGCATATTTACCATTATCTATTCTATTATTAAAATATATTTTTGTTATTTCATCATATATAAATCTAATATATCTTTTTTTTGTAAAATAATTACAAGGTTTTATTTTATCTGCAAGTTCTTTATCTCTATCAGATAATAAATTATATTCTTCCAATACCCACTGACAATAATATTTATCTAAATTATAATTTTCATTTATATATTCATATATTCTTTTTATTCCTTTTTCATAACAATATAATGTGTAATCTAATTGTAAGTTTAAATATATACCTTTTTTTTTTATATATAGTTTTCTAGATCTAACTAAATCTATTATATAATCTCTCGTATTATTATCTATATATTTATATTCTTTCTCTTTTTCTGTATAACTCCAACCAATACTCATATTATATTATTATTATTATTATTATTATATAATATAGTTATTTCTTTAAGTTAATTTATAAAATAAAAATAAATTCTAATATGACTTAAAGAAACAAATATATTAATAATTATTAATAATATACTAAACATAATAAAACATTAAGACATAAAAAAAAAGTTTTTAACTTACACAATGAATTAAACCATTTATAAATTTATAATGTAATATAATTATGTATATATATTATATATATAATTATGAATCAATTTAATTTAGATCAGGAATTATTAGACTTAGAAAATATACAAGTAGTAGATGATGAAGAATGCGATAATAAATTTGCTGATATGTTTGAATTCAATAGTAATTTAACTGATAGGGCGCAAGATGAGGACACTAATGAAGGATATGATTTTGCAGCTATTGTAGTTAAGAAAGATAATAAAAAAAAGAAAGATGAAATGATAAAAGAAGAACAAAGTAATTTATTAAAGATTATACCAATGAAAACTAATAAAGCAAATATCAAACAAAGACCATTGATGCAGGCCAACATAATTCCCCAGCACCCAAGCGCCGTTATATTTAATGGTAAGTCTGGCAGTGGTAAAACTCAATTGATGGTTAATTTACTTACCAGAGCTCAGTTCTACGGAAGAACAAAGCCTAATGACCCTAAATCTGGTTATTTTGATTTAATATTTTTCTTTAGTCCTACTGCTGATCAGGATGATTTAGTGAGATTTTTAAAACTACCTAAGAAAAGAATTATAACCGGGTTTGATACTGAAAAACTAGATAAGATATTAGAAGTTCAAGATAACTTAGTAAAAGATAAAGGTGTAGATAAAGCACCCAAGATATTAATAGTATTTGAGGATATACAATCAGAGCCTAAATTTCAAAGAACTAAAAGTTTTAAGAGATGTTATATTCAAGGCCGTCACATTAATATATCTACGTTTTTATTGGGTCAGTCATGGACTAAAACAGAGCGTATGTGCAGATTACAAGCAAATAACGTATTCTTCTTTCCTTCTGCTGCTTCAGAGGTAGAATTAATTAGTAATGAATATGCACCACCAAATACAACTAAAAAAGATTTTATGAATTTAGTAAAAGATGTTACGAGCAAACAATATAATTTTTTACATATTAATTTTAGATGTCCACCTAATGAAAGATTTAGAGAAAATTTGGATGTAATAGTAAATTGTCGATAATTATTTTATGTTTTTATAATATATATAAATATAATTATGAGTTTAGAAAAATTAGTTACTATTTCATCAAGTGATAAAAATATTAACTTATCAGAAAGTAATAGTGATTTTACAGTGGTACTAAATGAACGTAATTTATCTCAAGGTGTTAATAGAGTATTAATTAAAGAAGTTACAGTTCCTAATGTATTCCCTAATATAAGGGGTATAGATTATAAAACTAATTTAAATAATGTTTTATTAATTGATAAACAAGGCGTTGGCGTTCTTCCTGTTGTAGTTCCTGAAGGTCAATATGTTATATCCACTCTTGGAGTTCCACCGCCTAATGATTTGATTACAGTATTAACACCTTTAATTGATGCTGCTATTGCTCCTGATACTGTAACTATTACATTAGACCCAATAACAAATAAATTAAATTTTACTTTTAGTAGTGCAAATTATAAATTTTTACAAAATAATCCGCCTACACAATTTACACCATTAAATAATGTATTAGGTATTGTAAATGAAACACCAGCATATACAAATAGTATTGATGCTGATGGATTACCAGACCTAAGCGGTTTAAAAAATGTATATATACATTCAAAAGATATAGCAGACTTAAACGGTGTTGATGCAGGTTTTGGTTTAATATCATTAGCAGAACCTGTATCGCTAGTCGATGCACCTTATGGTTCTTATGCTTACAAACAAAATAATGATGATGAATTAGCAAGTATTGTATTTGAACAACCTAGGAATTTATCAGTAATCCGAGTAGTATTAAGAGACGAAAAAGGAAATAAACTAGATATCGGAACACATGAAATTAATATAGTATTTAAAGCATATTTTGATGCTGTATAATGTAAATATATATTTTATAATAATATAATATATATAATGTCAAAAATTCCAGATAACGTATTGAACCCTAAACTATATAAAAAAGCAAAAGAAGAAGCTGATAAGAAATTTGAAGATAAAACTAGTACATATAAATCTATGTGGATTAGTAAAAAATATAAAGACCTAGGCGGAAAATATAGTGGTAAAAAAAAATCACTAACTAGTAGATGGAGAGAAGAAGAATGGATACAAATAGAACCATATATTAAAGATAATAAAAAAATAGTTTGTGGTCAAGATAATACACAAAATAAAGCTTGTAGACCATTAAAAAAAATAACTAAATTAACACCCATGACTATGGATGAGATAATAAATAAACATGGTAAAAAGAAAGTATTAGAATTAGTAAATAAAAAACAAAATGATATGGAAGGACGATTGCTATGGACTACTGGAACATTTCTGCCATCCCGCGGGAAGAGAGACAGACAGACAGACAAATAATTTGTGGTTTCTTTTTTTTAAATGGTTTTTTTCATATGCCACCTATGCTATTGCTACTTAATTTATAATAATAATATTTTTATATTATTATCATATTCGTCTTTCTAAAAGTGACTGTATTTTTGCTACTTTCACAAACTCTATATATAATATATATATATATAATTATATTTATTTTAAATTATTAAATTTATTAAAAAAAAGCCATATTTATAAACCACTTTATAAAATAATAGAGGGTAATGATAATAAAATAATATTTTTTTTATTATAATTTAAGACGTAAAAAATAAGCCACTAGTGGATCCAGTGGTCTAAAATTATATAATGTGGTCTAAAAATTAAAAATATTTTTTCTGTCTGTCTGTATATATCCCATAGTATGGCGAATATTTTTAATTTATTAAAATGACTTAGAGAAATAATTATATGTATATTTATTAAATTAAAATATACTATAAATAATATGAATACTCAAATTGAAATTTTTAATGCTGACAAGTTAAATTATCTTATCAATAATAACACCTATGACATGCAACCATCAGAAATAACTAAATTAAAAAAATATTTATCTGAATCTAATGAAGGAACAATTAAAAGAGATTATAAAGTTAAAACTGGTAGATTATTTGCACAGGGTATATCATTACAAAATATGAATTCTCAAATTAGAAAATCAATTTCTAATGAATATTACAATGACTTAGATATAGTTAATTGTATGCCCACTATATTGAAACATATATGCGAGGAGAACAACGTAGAATGTAATTATCTTGAAAGATACGTAATTAATAGAGATATGATATTAAAAAAATTTAATATTACAAAAGATAATATTAATATTATTATTAATAGTGATAATACAACAGAACAAACAAATGAATATTTAAATAACTTTCAAACAGAAATAAAAAGAATTAAAAAAGAACTAATACAACAATATGAAGATGAATATAATTTATTCAGTAATGGCACAAAAACAAAAGATAACATTGTATCTAAATTTATTAATAAATTAATGTGTACTTATGAAACTAAAATAATAAAACAAGTATTTTATTATTTACAAAAACCAGAAAATGCAGTATTTGTATTTGATGGTTTATTACTACCAAAAGATATTGATATAGATACTGATAAAATAAGTAATCATATTAAAACTAAATTAAATTTAGATATCAAATTTAAAATAAAAGATATGATTGGATATGATTTTACAGATATAAATATTCCAGTTTATAAATATCCAACATATAAATATTATTCAGATTACAAATATTTTATAAATAAAGAAGTTAAATTAGAACAAGTATTAAAATGGGTTAATAATTGTATGGCATTATATGATAATAACGGAGTAGAATATTTCGTAGTTAATCAATTAATTAATAATAAAAAATCTTATTGTGTTAGTAAATCAAGCGATATATTAAATACATTAAAATTTTATTGTCATATTGAAAATCCTAATTATGATCCAAATAAAGAAACAGATAAAAAGAAAAAAATAAATCTTAAATTTCTATTTAATACCCTTTCTGATTGTATTAAACATTTCAATATGGGAGGACAAACAAGAAGAGTATTTAATATAGATTATATACCATATCTACAATCAAAACAAATAAATATATCAGAAGATGTATTTAATACATTTATTGAATATCCATTCGAAGAATACAAACCAAAAAAAGATATTGATTTTACTAAATCAATATTATATAATCATTTATATACTCAATTTTTTAATAGTGATGAAGGAGAATTAAACCACTTCTTAGACCATATAGCAGATATTATACAAGACCCAGGAAATATAAAAGGAACTGCACATTTATTTATATCTAAACAAGGATCAGGAAAAGGAACATTAACTAAATTTATGGAGAGATTATTAGGCATATCAAATGTAGTAGTATTACAAGACCCAGAAACTTATTTTAATACTAATTTTAATACTTCATCAACTAATAAATTATTAAAAGTATTTGAAGAGTTATCAGTAGGAGGTTCAGCATATAAAAATTATAATAAATTAAAAGGTGAAATAACTAGTGATACAGAAAGAGTAGAACCAAAAGGCATAAATGCTTATAACATAAAACATTGTGCAAGATACTGGTTTTATACTAATCACGAATTAGGATCATTATATATAGAAGGTGATGATAGAAGATTTACAATTCATAAAGTTAAAGATACATATGCAAATAATGTTGAATACTTTACACCAATAAATAAAGAAATACAAGATGATGATTTTATATATTCAGCATTTAAATTTTTTAGTAATAGAAAATATGAATTAAAAAATGTATTAAGTTCATATACTAATAAACATAAAGACAAACAAAAATTAAATAATTTACCAGTAGCAATACAATATATTATTAATTATATTGAAACTAATTATAAAAAAACAAAAGATAAAAATAATTATATATTACTTAGTGATATTAAAAGTGATTATAAAATGTATTGTTTTGATAATGGGACTAAATATAATTTTAAAACTATGACTACTCAATTAGATAAAATAAAAATTAAATCAGTTAGAAAACAAATAAATGGTAAAAGATGTTTATATATAAATATCAATACTAAAACAATAGAAAATGAAATAAAAAAATATTTACGTAATGATTTTAAATTTGATTATTATGAAGAAGAAAGCTAATATGATAATTCACTTAAAAAAATAACTATATCTATTATATAATAATATAATATATATAATGGAGGATATTAGAGATATGTCAGTCAATTCTGGAAAAATGAAAATAGTAATTAATAAACAAGGGACAGTTTATAAATATGATAAAAATAAATATAAAGCTTTTAAAGAAAGATATGAAAATGACCCAATATATAAATCAAAGCATTTAGCAAAAGCAAAAGAAAAAATAAATTGTAAATCATGTAATAAGATTATAACACGTTCTAATATGTCAAGACATAGAAGAGGTGAAAGATGCAAATTATTAAGTTATCAATTTAATTATCATAGAGTTTTAAACAATTTATTAGATAGTCCTTTAATATTAAAGACCTTGTAAAGGTATATTTTCATCATTTTCTGTATCAAATATAGTTAAATCTAATATACAGGATAATTCATTTTCTTTATCATTTTGTTTTTTCATTTTTTCTATAAAACGATTATGTTTAACCGTTTTAAAGTGTCTTTTTTTATTATATGGATCAATATATGTTGAACCACATACACATTTAATTTCTTTTTTATATTTATCATAGTTTTCACTAAGTTCTCTTTTTCTTCTTCTATCTTCATTTTGTCTTTTATTTATTTTATCTCTATTACGTTCTCTATATCTTTTATTGCCTTCATATGTTGAATGATAATATAAACCCTCTACATAGAATTTTTCTCCATCAATAGTTATATAACCCATATTATATATTATTAACATAAATTTTTTAAATAATCAAAACATTTAATAGGTTTTATATTTTTATTGAATGTTATATTATGTTTATCAACCTGTATTAATACATCAATAAATTCCATTATTAAATTTTCAATATGCTCAGGTAATTCAATAATATCTTTTAATTCTGTTATAACATAATCTTTTTTTTCTTGTCCTGTTTTTAAATCATGGAATTCCTCAGCATTTTTCATTAATCTTATTAAATTAGTTATTATATAATTACTCATAATTATATATTAACATTAGAATTTAAATAATGCGTGTATCGTCTATCAAAGCGAGTTTATCATTCATAGCATCTATAAATTCATCATACTCAACAGATGTCATATGGTTCCTATGAAGTACAAAAATTATTTCTCTTGCTAATGCGTCATATTGTGCTATTGTTATCGCATGTTGAACATATTTTCTTTTAAATTGATATGTCTTTTGACCTTGTTGTATTACAAATGAAAAACCAGTTAATGAAGCAGAAGCTATTAATAAAGGAGGAACAACAAATCCTGATATGGTAAATGCAATTACAGACGCAGTCATACAACTAGTAGCAACATCTAGCATATCATCTTTAAATTTCAATTTACGATATCTTATTTTATATTTTTTTGATTGGTTAAAACATATATCTTTCAAATTATTTAAATATTTCCTTTTATCCTCAATGGTCATAATAATATTATTATATTAGAAAATTAAAAGTGTTCATTCTTTTGCCACATTCCTAAAATTTTAACACTTCCATCAGGAGCGCCTGTTCCAGATGTCAAAGCCACGCCACATGTACCTACGCCATTACTCGGTTGAATACAACCAAATATTGTA